ACAAAATAGACAACAATATGACACCAACAGCTAAAAAGAATACTAAGAAAGCTGCAGCGTCTAGTGTTGTTAAAGGAACTCGTACTTCTATTGACACTAAAGGTGTATCAGGACAAATCAAAGAATCTGATGTAGCTAAGATGTCAGCTAAGGAGTTTGAGAAACGTCAGGATGATATCTCAGAAGCAATGAGAACTGGGAAATTTATCTATGATGTGTCTGGTGCAGCCAGATAAAGTGTTGACACTTAAGAAGTGTTCAATATAACTACACGTATCTAAGTAAAGCCTCCTTTTATGGACTACCTTTACAGATACTTTTTCACGATAAAAGTCTAAACTACAAAGAACTACCTGTTCAAGTATAGGCCCAGTAAGTATCTGGTTGCGCAACTGGATACTATCTGCACCCTAGAAAACGATCAGCCTCTTTCAGGTGTTTAGCTTTCTTTTAAAGCCAAATATCATGGAGGATTTAACTATGGCTTTTGCATCCGCTTCAGGTTATACCAACCTGCCAAATGGGAACTTTTCCCCAGTCATCTACTCGAAAAAAGTGCAGCTTGCGTTCAGGAAGAGCACAGTTGTAGGTGACATCACGAACTCCGAATATTTCGGGGAGATCGCAAACCAAGGTGACACAGTGAAAATTATGAAGGAACCTGAAATTTCAGTTTCTGCATACACTCGTGGCACAACCATCGCAGCGCAAGATCTTAGTGATGACGATTTCTCGTTAGTCGTTGATAAAGCTAACTATTTTGCTTTCAAGATGGATGACATCGAAGAGGCACATAGCCACATCGATTTCATGAACCTTGCTACCAACCGTGCAGCTTACCGTCTTGCTGACCAACATGACCAAGAAGTTCTAGGTTACTTGTCAGGTTACGCACAGTCTTCACTGCACACAAACGCTGACACTGTTAACACAACAGTTAACGGCACAAAAGCAAACACATCTGCAGGTTCAGATGAATTGCTTGCAGCAAACAAGCTAAACAAAGGTGACTTTGGTAACATCACTACTTCAGGTGCTGATGACCATTCAATTCCTGTTGCAGCACGTTTGCCAGGTGCAACTGCACTACCAACAGATTACGTTTCACCAACAATGTTGGTTGCTCGTATGGGCCGTCTACTTGATCAACAACAAGTTGATAAAGATGGTCGTTGGATCGTAATTGACCCTGTCATGATGGAAATCTTGATGGACGAAGATTCACGTTTCCTACAATCTGAGTGGGGTGCTTCAGGTGGCCTACGTAACGGTCTAGTCATCAACAACTGGAATGGTTTCAGAGTTTACTCTTCTTCAAACCTACCATCAGTTGGTACTGGTGCTGCTACAACAGGTACAGCAAACCAAAACACTAACTACGGTGTTATTGTTGCAGGTCATGATTCTGCTGTTGCAACTGCAGAGCAGATCAACAAGACTGAGACATACCGTGACCCAGATTCATTCGCTGACATTGTCCGTGGTATGCATCTTTACGGTAGAAAAATCCTACGCCCAGAAGCGTTGGTTACAGCTAAGTACAACTTGGCTTGATAAAATAAAGGAGGGGGCTGCTTCGGTGGCCCTCTTACTCACATGAATCTAGTTTCTTCTGATTACAAAATAGTCCTTAATGACACCCACGCCTTGACTAAAAACGAGTGGGGTGGTGGTCATAGTATAGACAAGCTTCCTAGATATGAAGGTTTTTTGAAGAGCCTAGAAGTAAAAGAAATATTAGACTACGGATGTGCTAACGGTAAGTTTAAAGTCTACATGAATAAAAAGAAACCTGAGTATATTATACAAGAGTATGACCCAGGTATTAGAGGGAAGGATAAAGATCCAACTCCTTCTGATTTTGTAGTTTGTTGTGACGTAATGGAACACGTTGAACCAGACTATCTAGACAATGTAATGAAACACTTACAGAGTTTAGTTAAAAAGGGTGGGTTCTTTAATATCTCTACTAAAGAGGCAATAACTATACTTTCGGATGGAAGTAATGCTCATAAGATTGTAGAGACAGGGGAATGGTGGGTAGACCTATTTAATAAATACTTTGAAGTATTTGATGTAGAGATAAAAAGATTTGAAACAAATTTTAAAGTGCTCCCAAAAGATATTTGATACAATAGTACTTCCTTTAGATAATATAAACTCTGTTAATGATAATCTTCAGGATCATGCTTTTGAGAATACTCTGAAGAAAAGCATAGAACTAAAAGGAATGTTGCATCCTATCTTAGTTTGTTTAGATAAAGACTTTAAACAAACAGATATAAGTAAGTTTGAACGTAGACCTGTACCACAAGATATTAAAGAGAAGTACAGATGTTTAATAGGGAACAACAGATACAAGTTTGCTGTAGAAAATGGTTACACTCACATTGAGTGTCATGTAGTAAAAACTTTTGAAGAAGTAAAACTTGCACACCATAAGACACAGATAGAACCTAGAAAGATGTAAGATGGCTACATACGTTGCTTTAACAAATGAATTGCTAAGACGTTTAAACGAAGTCACACTTGATACTGCAGGTGATGGTTTTGATACAGTACGTAACGTACAAGCTCTAGCAAAAGATGCTGTTAATAACTCAATTAGAAGTATCTTACAAACTGGGCAAGAATGGCCTTTCTTAAAGAATACTTATACACAGACATTAACTGCAGGTACAAAAGAGTACAGCTTTCCCTCAGACTACTCTAGTGCAGACTGGGAAACATTCTACATCAAACAGCTTTCAAGCTCTCAGAATGTTCCTTCACACTTACCTGTCATCACATATGATGAGTATATTCAAAGATATAGACAATCAGACGATGTAGGAGATTCTTCAGGTATAGCTGCTCCTACTTTAGTTTATCAGACTAACGAAGAGAAGTTTGGTGTCACTCCTATTCCTGATGCAGCATACGAAATTGAATATGTGTACTGGTCATATCCGTCAGATCTAACTTTATATGATGATGTTGCTATTATACCTGATCGATTCAAACATGTTCTTATTGATGGTGCTATGATGTACATGATGCGTTTCCGTAGTAATGAACAGAGCGCAGCCATGCACCAAGGAAACTTTGAGAATGGTATTAAGTCTATGAGAAGAGTTCTTATTGATGAGCCATTAAGGATTAGATCCACTGTAGTAGAAAGAAATAATTCTTCTAATGCTATCTTAGGAAGAGTTAGTTAATGGCTGATAACTTAGCATCCTTCAAAGTATTCTGCCAAGGCGGTCTAAACACTAGTCGTGATGTGCTGTCACAAGGTGAGACTCAACCAGGGTCAGCAGTTGCTCTTATTAACTATGAACCTTCTGTTACTGGTGGTTATCGTAAGATCAATGGATTTAGTAATGACTACGGTACCGTTACAGGCACAGGTAATGTCTTAGGTGTTTGTGTAGCTAATGGTATCAACGATGGTATTTTAGCTTGCCGTACACCTTCTAGTGGTAATAATTATTTACACTATTGGGATACAACTACATCAGCTTGGGTTGCAGTAACTACTTCTGGTTCACCTACAATGACAGGTGTAACTAAAGTACGTTTTAAACGGTACAATTGGGGTAGCCCTAAAGTAATATTAACAGACGGTGTAAATCCTGCAGCTACTTATGATGGCACTACATACACTCAAATTACACATTCTGATGCACCCAGCGCACCTAAGTATTCTTCTATATTTCAAAACCACGTATTTTTATCAGGTGATTCTACAGAGCCTACTAACTTATACTTTAGTGCACCTTACGATGAAACAAGTTTTGCTGCAGCAGATGGTTCAGGGGTAATTAATGTAGGCTTTCCCATTGTAGCTACTAAAGCTTTCCGTGATCAGTTGTATATTTTTGGTACTAATAATATACGTAAGCTTGTAGGAAACAATATTTCTAACTTTGTTTTAGAAAATATTACAGATGACCTTGGTTGTTTAGCTACGGATAGTGTTGTAGAAATTGGTGGTGATCTCTTATTCTTATCACAAGATGGCTTACGTCCTATTAGTGGTACAGATAAGATTGGTGACGTTAATCTAGAGACAGTATCAAAAGATATTCAGTCTATCTTTACTGACATTATCTTTGATATTGATCTTGAAGGATTAAATGCAGTAGTTATACGACAAAAGACACAGTTCCGTTATTTCTTTGCTGGTGCAGATACTCAAGGTATTATTGGTGGGTTTAGACAAACACCTAATGGCTTACAGTTTGAATACAGTCAGATGTTAGGCATCACTGCTACTTGTGCTGA